CATCCACTTGTTAAATCACTCCATGCTATATCACCGGTGTGAAATAATTGTGGTCCAACTACATATCCGTTGTGTGTTCCCATTATATTTTAAATCCTTTTTTCCAAGCCTGCAAACTCCAATATGCCGGTGATAAATTCTTTTGTCCTTTTACTTTGTCTAATACTGCACCCATTCTAGCATTGAAACTCTTTCTCCTTGTGGGATTGTTCCTGCCTATGGTCATGCCTTTTTGTCCAAAGTTTATTTTATTTACATTGCCAGTTTCTTGGTTACGTACATACACTTTAAACTTTTTAACATCACCTTGCATTGGTTTGTTTAGTTTTACTTCTCTACCTTGATACTTTGGCATTATGCATAACCTCCTGATGATGAATTAGTTGTTGATACACTTGAACTTGATGTTGATCCTGGTATTACAACTGTTCTATTTGCAATTATAGTGTATGAACCACCAGTTGCACTACTTGATTCGTATACTATAAATTTTAGTGTATCAAATGGCATCAACTGTTGATTTGCTACTTTATCAAATGTATATGTAACATCCCCCGAACCTTGTTGCACAACTTTGTGAAACATTTGTTGTCTACCATTTAATGTTAGTAAAAATGAAAGCACAGTACGATTGAATGCTCCTTGTATTGGACTTACTTTAAAGTCAACAAAACCCTTGCCACTTGCAGTTCCTGGACTTGCCACAACTCTATCAGCCGGTGAAGGCGGAGGTGGTGCAGGAGGTGGAGTTGGATTAACTGGTGCCTCACATTGATTTGTTAAAAAATTATATGTTTCTCCTGGCGGACACACTGGTGGTGCCGGTGGAGGTGGCGCAGGAGCATCTGGTCAACAAGTTCCTTCAACACAACCTTTTACTTCTATGAGCGGTGGAGATGGCGGAGCTGGTTCTCCATCAAATATTTCAGGTTCAAATGTAACAAGAGCTGGAGGCGGAGGTGGTGGTACAAGATCTTCGGGAGGAGTTCAACCAAATAATAATCAGGCCCCTGGTGGAAGTGGTGGCGGTGGAGCTGGTGGTTATACTACGGGACCAGGTGGTGGACCAAAAGTAGTTATAGCAACTTCAGGTACAACAAATACTGGTGGTGGCGGAGGTTCGCCTGTCTATGTAGGTGATAACCCTCCAGGACCTTTTCAAAATAACCCAGCGACCGATAGAGAAAACCCTTCAGGAGCCGGTGGTTCAGGAGTTGTAATTATAAGGTACAGGTTTCAAGCTTAATTATGGCACACTTTGCAAAAATCTCAGAAGAAAATGTAGTTATACATGTTACTCCTTTAGAAGATTCTTTATGTAATAATTCAGAATCAGAAGGACAAGCTTATTTAGAAAAACATAATAATTGGCCAGCACATCTTTGGATTAAAGCTTCTTACAACACGCGTACTAATAAATATTTTAATAATGCTACGGGTCTATTAGACTCAGATCAATCAAAAGCATTTAGAGGAAATTTTCCAGGAATAAGTTACACTTGGGATGCAACCAATCAAATTTTTTGGCCTCCACAACCTTATCCATCTTGGACAAAAAATCTTTCTGCTGCTG